AAACTTGCCCACATACCCCAGCACCTAATTGGTTGGGAGCTCTCTGACTGTAGTTCTATAACTAAAGACGACCTTATGGATGTTACTACTTGGATTTCTATGGTTAAAGACAAGAAAGTCATCAGGGCGCAGGGTACCAAGAAGTGTGGCAAGGGTATTATGTTCTATGGGACCCCAGGGCAGGGTAAGACGACTTTGGCTGTTGCTGTCGTGCAAGAGATTATTCGTACTTTTACTCTAGATGAGCTAGATGTAAGAGAGGGCAACACTTTAGTGCGGCCTTGTTTCTTTACCACGTTTAACGAGATCCTGAATATAAAGGGGTCAATCATGTCTAATGAGGCTACAGACGACCAAGACGTTATCTATCAAGGTATTATGGGCACTTGTTCTCAAGATTCTTTTAACATTCGTGTGCTTATCATTGACGACATTGGCAAAGAACATGCCAGTTTAAGCGGTTGGCAGAAGAATTTACTTCACGAAGTGTTGAGGACGCGGTTTAACAATGGGTTACCTACTATTGTTACTACTAACATTAGGCGAGAAGATTGGGCAGCGTTGTATGGGGATTCTACTGAAAGTTTTGCTAACGAAGCTTTTATTTATATCCCAATTTCGTCCAACAAGGGTGATCTTCGTAAATGAAAGAGGCGGTTGTGCAGAGTAACCTACGTTTAGTCCAGGTTTTTTTAAGTACTTCCACTAAACCTGGACCTAGTATCTACGAAGTTTCTGTAGATGACAGCGGCAAGTTGCACTGCATATGTCCCAACTTTGTATCCACCAGCAGTTGTAAGCATTATGATTTTGTAAACACAAAGATAAAAGAGAACAAGGGCTCATATCCTTTAGAGATTTTAAGCAAAGCTACAGAAGAAGAAGCGGCTAAGGCTAAGTCTTCTGATTCAGAGTACAGGAGCTTTATTATTAAGTACGGGAAGATAGAGGTATTTTAGATGTTAAAGGGGGACATAAGTAATGAGCTCCCAAAAAGAGTTATTGTTTTATCAGACGTATTTTTAAATACAGAGGTAAGCATTCGCAAAGCTTTTAAGTTAATACCTGTGCCTAAAGTAGAGCGGTTTATTAACCGACAGCCTTTAAGTCACTTGTATCTCTACACTACTCGTGTGGGGGTTACGTTAGAGCTTGCATCTTTTGATATGGACACCGACGCTTTAAGTTCTCTTATGGAAGAGCTTGACAATATGGGTACAAATCCATTTAGATACTTTACTTACTACGAGTCTATTAACCGTCTTGTATCTGAACTGCCTTATCGCCCAGAGGTTATAGGTGTTTTAGATAAACCAGAGCGGCAACTACGATACGGACATTGGGGATTGGATAAAATATGAATCACGAAGCTCAGCTACTTAGCAAGGTAATACAAGATAGAAACGTTAACTATCTTTTTGAGAATGGTGTTGGCGAATCTTGGTTTCATGATCCAGAGGACAAAAAACTATTTAAGTTTTTACAGCACCATTTTGCCAACTACTCTGAGACGCCAAGCTTGGAAGCTATTAACAGTAACTTTCCCACTTATACCCCTGTACCTGTAAACGATAGTATTGATTACTTACTAGACCGTTTGGTCGAAGAGCGCCGAAAAGCTATTATTGTTTCTACCCTTAGTGATGCTTTAGATCATTTAGAGGGCCCAAAGAAAGATCATGAAGAGGCATTAAACTCGTTAGCCAAAGGGTTTAGCCGTATAGAATCTGAAGGCTTGTCTAAAACAAATGACATTGAGATTACAAAAGCCGCCGCTACAGCTGTAAACGAGTACGAAGCTCGTAAAAATAACCCTGGGCTTTTAGGTATATCTACAGGCTTCCCCACTATGGACGAAGCAACTGCTGGCATGCAAAAAGGTCAGCTTATTTTTGTGGTTGCTCCCCCAAAAACAGGTAAGTCCACGTTAGCTTTGCAAATGGCGGCTACCGCGCACTTAAATGGCGTTAAGTCTATGTTCCTTTCTTTTGAGATGAACAACGAAGAGCAAAAGCTTCGCTACTACGCAATTAGGGCACGAGTATCCCATCAAAGATTAAAGTCAGGCTCTCTCACAGCAGCCGAAGAGAAGCAGTTTTACAGCAAGATGGATGCAATTCAAAGGATGGAATCGGAGTTGTTCTTTGTAGACTCCGCTAACGGCGTTACCGTTAGCAGTATTGCAAGTAAGATACAGAACTTTAAACCTGAGCTAGTATTTGTAGACGGAACCTATCTCATGATTGATGAAGAGGGAAACGAAGCGTACAGTCAACAGATGACTAGCATTACTCGCGGGTTAAAGCGTTTAGCGCAGAAAGCCAATATACCTATTGTGGCTACCACTCAGGTACTTAATTGGAAGATGCGTAAAGGTCAAGTAACTGCTGACTCTATTGGTTATTCTTCTTCCTTCCATCAAGACGCGGATGTAATCTTCGGTCTACAGAGAGAGGACGAGATGGTTGACGACACTCGTACTCTGAAGGTTATTGCTAACCGTAACGGTGGATATAAAGAAGTTGCATTGATGTGGGATTGGGAGACAGGTTTATTTAGAGAAGTAGACGAGACTGACCTATGACATTAGACGAAATGAAAGATACACTTACACGACTTGGGGTTGACTACTACTCTGATCGAGGGTACGAAATACAAGCAGAATGCCCTGCGCATGAAGAGCGCACTGGGCATAAAGACAGAAACCCTTCGTTCTACATAAATGCGGACACGGGTGCTTTCTTTTGTTTCTCTTGCGGTTGGAAGGGCGGCCTAACGACTTTAATAAATTATAAACAAGGTAGCGTTAATGCTAAAGACTGGCTCAAGGAAGGCGAAGGTCTTAAACTCAGATTAAAGAGAGTTTTAAAACCTAAAGAGCGCATACAGGAACAGACTTACATAACAGAGTCCATGCTTAGCGCCTTTACTGTCCCCCCAGCAGATGCCCTTAAATCTAGAGGGTTAACTTTAAGTGCCGCGGTTAAGTATGGGTTGCTATGGGATGATCGGCGCAAGGACTGGATTATTCCTATTAGAGACCCTATTACAGGCTCTCTTTTAGGGTGGCAGGAAAAAGGTTATCAAATACGTTCGTTTAGGAACTACCCTACAGGTGTGCACAAAAGCCATTCTCTATTTGGGTACGCACAGTACTCCGTTGGAGAGATGATTGTGGTTGAGTCTCCATTGGACGTTATTAGGCTGGCTTCTTTAGGTATACAAGGAGGCGTGGCCACTTATGGGTCAATTGTTTCTAAAGCCCAGTTCAATTTAATACGGGGAGCGGATCAGCTTATATTTGCTATGGACAACGATGATGCTGGTAAAAAAGCTAGCATGGACTTGTTTTACCTGGCTAAAAGCATGGAGAAAGAAGCTTGGTTCTTTAACTATCACAACACAGATGTAAAAGATATTGGCGGTATGAGCCTAAATGAGATACGGTATGGTCTAGATAATGCCAAACATATTGCACATGGATTGGGAGTAGTCCTATGATAATTGGTTTAACAGGGTATGCAAGGAGTGGTAAAGACTCTATTGCCAAAACGCTTGTAGAAAAGTATGGTTTTGAAAGGGTAGCTTTTGCTGACCCTATTAGAGAATTACTTTACGAGTTAAACCCAAAAGTAGACTTTGAGGTTGATGGTGGTAGTTGGGATATACGATATTTAGTAGACAATTATGGGTGGGATGAGGCAAAACAATCTTTAGAAGTACGTCGTTTACTTCAGACACTTGGGTTAGGCGCTCGTAACATTATTGATGAAGAGATTTGGGTAATTAAAGCTTTGCGTACTATGTCTGGTGATGGTAACTATGTTGTCACTGACGTTAGGTTTGAAAATGAAATTATTGCACTTAGACACCTTGGTGCTCAAATATGGCGTGTGGAGCGTCCTGGGGTAACTGCTATTAACGATCACGTATCGGAGTCAAAGACTTCTACGTTTACTGTGGATCAAACTTTCTTAAACAATGGTTCTTTAGAAGATTTAGAAGCTATGGTTACCGCACGTATGACAGGGTTACTATCATGACTTTTACAGGATCTCTTTTACCTTATCAGCCAGAGGCTGTAGATAAGATGTGTGAACGGTCTAAGATGCTAGTTGCATACGACCTTGGTTTGGGTAAAACTGTTATAACCATTGCTGCCATTGAGCGCTTAATGGATGAGAATAAAGTAACAGAGCCTGGTCTTGTCATTTGTCTATCATCTTTAAAGTACCAGTGGTCTAACCAAATTAATAAGTTTACTAATGGCACTTCAAAAGCTTTAGTTATTGATGGTTCCCCTAAGAAAAGAAAAGAACAATACGAATTAGCTATGGATTGGAAGAACTCTGGCGTTGACTACATCATACTCAACTACGAGCAGGTAGTTAACGACTGGGACGACATAAAAGATTTACCAAGAGGGTTCGTTGTTCTGGATGAGGCCACTGCCATTAAATCATTTAAATCTAAACGCTCTAAACATGTAAAGCGTCTTATTGATACCCCATACCGTTTTGCACTAACTGGTACCCCTATTGAAAACGGTAAGCCAGAAGAGCTTTACAGCATTATGCAGTTTGTAGACCAGCATGTGCTTGGACGCTTTGACCTGTTTGATAATACTTTTATTGTTAGAAACTCTTGGGGAGGGGTTCAGAGCTATAAGAACTTATCTACCCTCCATAAAGTTATGAAAACAGCTTGCGTTCGTAAGTCTCAAAAAGACCCTGATGTTGCCCCTTACCTACCAGATACTATTCACCAAGACCCTGTTCTAATTGATTTAGACCGAAAGACCTCTAATCTTTATTACAGAGTCGTAGACGATTTAGTACGAGATTTAGAAGAAGCTCAAGCGCTTTTTGGGTCGAACTTTAACCTACTTGCTCACTATGGGGGAGAAGGTAGCAACAGCGGTCCTGAGGGCGAGATGCGTGGAAAGATTATGTCAAAAGTTGGGTGTTTAAAGATGTTATGTTCTCACCCAGATTTATTACGTACCAGCGCTCAGAAGTTCCATCAAGCTAACGGAGAAGGGTCTTCATATAATGCTGACCTTGAAGCGGATGGGGCTTTAGATGGTATAACTTCTTCTCCTAAACTGGATTACTTAATTCAGTACGTTAAAGACTTCTTAGAGCAAGACGAAGCCAACAAGGTAGTTATATTTGCTACCTACGTTGACATGTTGGATAAAATATCTGAGGCGCTAGGTGTAGACCAGTGCAGACTTTACTCAGGTAAACTAGACGCTAAGACAAAAGAAGACAACAAAATTGCTTTTAATACAGATCCTAATGTCCGTGTTCTTATTAGCTCTGACGCTGGTGGGTATGGTGTTGATTTACCCGCAGCTAACCTTCTTATTAACTATGACTTGCCTTGGAGTTCAGGTACAGCTGTTCAACGCAATGGTCGCATAAAAAGAGCTAGTTCTCTTTGGCCCTCTATCGTAATAGTAGATATCTTAATACGAGGTAGCATTGAGGAGCGCCAATGGGCTGCCTTACAGCAGAAATCTGCCATAGCTGACGCCGTTATTGATGGGGCAGGTATAGACAAAGATGACGGGTTGCAGCTCACTCTTGGCAGTTTAAAGCAATTTCTGAATCAAACTATATTATAATAATACAATGCCAAACGCACCAAAGACTCCTACGCGTACCCTTCGGGTCTCTGACGACCTTTGGATTGCTGTGCAGAAAAAAGCCGCAAGTGAAAAAGTAACAGTAACTAGCGTGATTATAAAATATTTAGAAGAGTATTTGACAAAAGAATAAATCCATACTAATTTATCCCTTATACACAAGGAGATGATATGGATATCAAGTCAACAGTTCGGCAGTATTTGCGTCTTAAAGACGAAGCCACTATTCTTACTAACAGAACTAACCAACTTAAAGAGGAACTCTTACAAGCCGTAGAAGCCTCTGAGGAAGATGATAGAGGGCATAAAAAGCTTACTGTTGACGATGAGTTTAAAGGCGAAGTGGTTCTTACTAAACAACGAAAAGTTTCTAAAAATCTAGATATGCAAGTTGCTGAGGATATACTTACCGCTAAAGGCATAGTAGATAAGTGTATTAAAATGATCCCTACTTTAGACGAGTCTTCTATTATGGCGGCTTTCTACGAAGGAGTTTTGACTGAAGAAGATATTGATGCTATGTTTCCAAGTAAAGTTACGGAT